GCTCGTAATTGGGTTCAAAAACCTCGAGGTGAATGGACAATCGTTAAGGTATTTCACACAACAGGGGGTGAGTGATATGACTTTACTTGCTGGCTTATTTGATATAGGCATAAAACCAAAAAGAAAGAAATCAATTTATCTTAATAAAGCAGAAAAGGATATGAAAAGAAGGTTGGCAAATCAGTTAGGTTTATATTCTTTCAGGGGATATAAGAATTGGTTTTTTTCTTATCAACACGATGATGACATTGATGAATATGATAATGTAAACCAATTTATTAAAGCGGTTTGCAACGGGAGTTGTTTTACTGAATCGTCATACTATATAACCGCAGAGTTGAGTTTAAATCGTTATGGTGGGACACCTGATATAGTAGAATATGTTCATGTTGATAAATTGTTAGGGGGTGAGTGATATGAGAACCTTAAATGAATTAAGAGTCATTCAATTAGAAGCAAAGCAAAAGGAAAGAAAAGAAAGATTGAGTGAAGTTGCACCTGAAATGCTGGAGATGTTGAAAATATTAAGAAGTTACATAGGTAATAGGGGTACTTTTTCGGGATATATGCCTTTTAAACCTTGGAATGACTTACAGATTCTTATAGCCGAAGCAGAAGGGGGTGAGTGATGAAGAATAAAAGAATGTTTGTAGTGAAGTATTTAAGTTCAACGACCCATAAGGGAACCAGATTCAAGATCACTGACACCCGTCATCGTGGAGTTTCTAAAATCTTTTCATGGGATTATAGTTACGGGTTCTTAACTGATCAAGCATCAACGGTATTATCTAAACTGGGAATTAAGATTGATGGCTTTAGCGAACCTTGGACTGAAGACGATAAGATTTATTTGTTCTCTGATGATTTCAGCACACCGCTAAGGAGGAACTAATGGAATTTACTTGCATCCAATGTGAAATGAAATTCGATAGCATATACATGGACCTCGATGAAAGAGTCTGTTTGGAATGCCTTGAAAAAGAACGATACTGCATGGAAGTTGAGTTTAAGCATCCTGATTTAGATTACGGAGTGCTTACAGATGATAATTTACATGGTCTCTTAAAACGCTTTAAATTAGCCAAAATCAAGGGTTTTGACACTTACTTAGGTAGCGTGCCTAATATCAAGATTCTAAGCGTTAAGGACGTAATTACAGGCGAATTGATACATCCTAATAGGATAAACGAAATACTGGAGGAGTTATAAATGCCAATACCATTCGGAACATTAAATAAACACTCAGAGTCTCAATATTTAAAACTTGAGCAAAAGTACATAAATCTTTTTAACTTTCTTGAAAGCCTCCTAACGATTACTGAAGGAGAGGATCTGGAGAGTGATTCAAAAAAACTTAGTCACTTCAATGCTCTCTGTATTAGGGTTAATGATGGGGTTGAAAGATTTTCTAAATTCACTCAGCAGGTTCGGGATGTCATGTTTCATGGGAACTCCGCAACTATACCTCAGGCTCCTGAATCTGCTGAAATTGTTATCTACTGCACTAAGGATGAACACGGGCTAATGATAGAAGCATTACAACATCTCGGGAATAGTTTCCCAGATTTAAAACGTTCTGATGAATTTCAAGATTTAGCCGATGATTTGATAAATCTAAAAAGGAGAATGAAAAATGAGTTTTTATAATACAACCCACGAAACTGGTTCTACATTAAAAGAATCTCACCATAAAGCGATGAGTCAGGAGGGCAGGATATTAAATTATTTTCTAATGTTTGGCAAACCCCTCAGCCCTTCAATGATCCTTCAACAAATGAGCCTTAATTGCCCGATAACTTCTGTTAGAAGGGCTCTTACAAACCTGACCCTTGATAATAAACTGATCAAGACAGATGATTATGTTGTTGGCGATTACGGAAAGCGTGAACATTTATGGAGATTAAAAACTGAAGATGATTTTATAAACCCTGATCAATTCACATTATTTGGAGATTCAAAATGAGATATTATTGGGAAGCGTTATTTAGTGTAGAGTATTTCCCGTACTGGGAATTTAGTATGCTATGTATTACTGCTTTATTCGTCAGCGCATTAATTAGATTAATTGTTATAATGGGTGCGGTCCAAGAAATGCGAAAAGAAATCTCAGAACTAAAGGAGATGGTTGTGATGTCTCATTCCATTCTAACCAAAATTTTGAGGGAGAAAAAATGATTGTATTGAAATCAACGCTTAATGCAGTTAAAAAGGAATTGAAATCTGCCAAAGAAGAAATAGCCTTTCTAAATCAGTTTAAGCTCCAGGCTGAATCCAAATTTCATGCCATAGAAGAATCAATCGACAAATCACTAGCGGGGCAAGTGGGTAAGGGTCGAGTGATGAAATATATAAAAACAGTTTTAAGGGAGGAAGAATGATCATCATGAATATAGCAGAATGGATTGCAAACATATTTATATTAGGAATTGCTGGATTGGTCTGGGTAGCGGTTGTATTTGGTTCAATGTTAGTTGTTTCAATTATCACTAAAACAGTAAAGGAGTTTATCAATGATTGATTTAATAGACAGACTAATAGAAAGCGTGGATGAGTTTTTAACAATGGTTTTACCGCCACTTTGCGCTTTGACCTTATTAAATATTTTTTTTCAAATCATAAAATAGGAGAATATAATGGCATTTCTACAACTTAAAATGGCACATCATATCGGTAAGACTCTTTCCTTGCAACTTCAGGAAAACCCGATTGCAGTAAAAGGTAAGCAATCTGGATATGAAGGCAAAACAGAATATCACTTACCTTGTGTAAATATTGGGGGCTCTTATTATGCTGCACCATACAAAGATAAAGAACCCTTTGAGATCAAAACTGGTCAAGCATTTGACTTTACTTGTTCGATTGCGCTTTATAAAAAGCTGGTGGATTATCCGAAAGGTGAATTGCTCGACATTACAATGAATAAAACAACAGATGGAATCCGTTACGATATACAAGGATCAAATAGGGAATGGACTAAACCAGTTGAAGATACTCGCAGTGCCATAGACAAACCGTATGGATATAATTCCGTCAAGGAAAGGGACATCACCACCCAGGACAATATCAGATTTGGTATGGCTTTCAATAACGCAACCAAAATTGCTTGCTCTATTCCTGACTTAGATGCGGATGCAAAGGTTATGTTGATTGATCATATTATGCCGAGAATGTGGGAAATAGTTAATTCCCTGGATTCATTAATGGAAGAACCGGTTCAAGAAGTAAAAGATGACGACCTCTCTTTCTAAACCTCGCTCAAAAATGAAACACAGGATGGCTCTGTTTAGCATCATAATGTTTTATAGAAAGCAAATTGCGAAAGGCAAATGTAAACCGAATGGGGCAACCTATCTAAGAATGAAAGAACTGGAGGAAAGATACTTCAGGGTAAATGATGAAGAAATCTGAAAAGAAAAAATTACATTCTTTGGTTCGTGAATTTGTCATGCTCAGGGATAAACGATGTTTAAAATGTGGGAAGTCCGATAGGTTACACGCCTCCCACATTTATCCAAGAGGCAAATACCCTAAGATGCAGTTCAATTTAGACAACGTGAAGGCTTTATGTGTAGGGTGTCACCTCTATTGGTGGCATAAGCACCCCATAGATGCCCGAGAATGGGCGGAAAAGACATTAGGTAAGGCTTTACTAAGCCGACTAAAAAAACAGGCAAATACGATCAATAAAGAGCCCTGGATTTATAAAGACATCAAGCACGAAATTGAACAAAAAATAATGGAGATAGAAAATGGCTAAAAGATTTATAGACACTAAAATATGGGACAAGGCATGGTTCAGGAGATTAACACCAAAGAACAAATTGTTCTGGATTTATTTGCTTACAAAATGTGATCACGCCGGAATCTGGGATGCTGACTGGGAAGCAGCAGAGTTTTTAATTGGCGAGTGGGTTAATTATGATGAATTACCGCCTGAAATAACGGATAAAATGGAGTACATTAAAGGTGATGACCAATATTTCATTCCCAAATTTATAGAGTTTCAATATGGTGTACTTAAAGCAAATTCTAAACCTCATTTGAGTGTAATTAAAAGACTTACTGATAAAGACTTAATGAAGGGTATTGAAAGTGTTGATATAACTCTTAAAGATAAAGATAAAGTTAAAGATAAGGTAAAAGTAAAAGAAAGAGAGCAAGTATTTATTGATTATTGCAAGCAGTTTTATAAAAAATACGAGATTTCAGATGTTATGCTTGTCGATTTTGTAAACTATTGGACTGAAATGAGTCCCGATGGATTAAAAATGAGATTTGAAATGGAGAAAGTCTTTGACCATAAAAGAAGGCTGGTGAAATGGCGAGATAATAGCAAAAAATGGGAAAAGCCCAAGAAGGAACATAAATCATTTGAAGCAAAATTCGGTAAAACAAAAACAGGGCTGTATTTGGCTTATTGTTCCAGGTGTGGTAAAAAAGAAACACCAAATGACAGCTGGCAATTAAAAGATGGTTCAAATTGTTGCAGGGTTGAATACAAACCAAGTGCCTAAAGCCCTTGAAGATTTAAGCCTCATAGAACTGGCTATCAAAAATACTGACCCAAATTTAGGGGATGTATATAAAAAAAAAGCTTTTAGACACAGTAAAAGAAAAGAGGAAGTAGATTCAATGATTAAATATTGTACAAAATGTAAAAAATGCTGGGCACAGCTTCCTCATTCTGTCGATGCTGCTAAGTTTAGATACTACCCCAAAAATCAGATGCCGACTATAGGTAAAAAAAGACAAACTTGTAAAATATGTAGGAGGAAAAAATGAGAATAATAAAAATAAAAAAAGTTAGGACTCCCGAAAGATCCGGTAAGAACGCAGGGATAGATTTTTTCATACCTAAGCAATACCCGGGAGTAACATTAAAACCCCAAGAACAAGTTTGTATACCTTCCGGGGTAAGGGTTAAATTACCTAAAGGTTATTGCATGATAGCATTAAATAAAAGTGGAATTGCTGTAAAACATGGATTACAAGTAGGGGCTTGTTTGGTGGATGAAAATTACACAGGTGAGGTACATATTAATTTATTCAATACTAGCAACCAATCTGTTATTTTAAAACCCGATCAAAAAATAATCCAATTTATAGTATTGAAACCTAATTATGTCCGTATCCAATTAGAAGAAAATGAAAAAGATCTTTTTAAAGAATCCGATCATTTAGAACGTGGTTCTGGAGGCTTTGGTAGTACCGGCGGATAATGGCTTTTGATGTTTGTAAATTTGGAACTGGAGTTTATAAAACATGTTGTTTTTGTGGGAAATGGAAGGGGGAGCTATATTGTGGTATTGCAAAAGGGTCTTTAAAGTCTGTAAAAATAGAAAATATAAGTAAATGCCCGCTTACTATAAAAAATAGGGAAAAGAAAAAGAAGGAAAAGAATTAGCCATGGATATATTAAAAAAAGCACAGGAGATAATACAAGGGAGGAAAGAAGAAAAAGAAAGGCAATATGGTCCGATGTCCCTTTGTAATAAAAAAGCTGCAGAGATTGCTGAAATCCTCTGTAATAAAAGAATTTCTGTCCGGGATATATATATGATGCAAATAGCATTAAAACTAGCAAGGGAGAGTCATTCTCATAAAGAAGATAATTTATTAGATTTAGTAGCTTATATTGCTGGATACAATAATTATGAAGAAGGGATAAAAGTAGAAGAAGAGGATATATCAAGGAAGGACGAATGAGAACACAAATAAAACAAGCTTTGTCTATTCTATATTATAGTGGAAGGGAAATTGGGGAATCTAAATGGCAATCCGTAGAAAGCCCCGATGTGATGTTAGAAGTTCAAAATGTTTTTTTTCAATCCAAGATCCCCCACTTAAAGATGGAATTAGCAGAACAAACAGGTGCCGATTTACCTTGGTCAGAGGATCATTTTAAAGAAAGGATCTCGGGTAAGCCATTAAACCCCGGTTCTGAATATAAGAATTGGCCTTATTATAGGCCTTCTTTGGATGATTCACGATTTAGATCTAAAGGGGGGATGTTTAGTCATACCTACATGGAAAGATATTGGCCTCCGAAAAAGAAGGGGATACGTTATAAAAACGGGGATTTAAGAGATATAATACAACGTCTAAAAGAGGACCCTTACACAAGGCAAGCATATCTTTCCATTTGGCATCCGGAAGATCAAAGTAATAATGATGTACGATTACCTTGTACCCTGGGTTATTGGTTTAACTACAGAAAGTCGGTTCTTAATTGTACTTATCATATTAGAAGTTGTGATGCGATACGGCATTTCCGGAATGATATATATATGACTTGCCGGTTAGTACAGTATATAGCAAGAGAAATAGGAATAAACCCGGGGGAACTTTCTATGTGGATAGGTTCCTTCCATGTTTTTAAAACTGAAAAATGGAAAATAAAAAAGAAAGACTAGGAGTTAATGAGTATTTCATGAAGATGGCAATCCTATCCTCTTATCGTGGGACTTGCTTAAGGAATAAAGTAGGATGTGTCCTAGTTTATGAAAAAAGAGTAAAGGCCATTGGATATAATTCCAGCCACTCGGGAACGGAACATTGTGAAGAAGTTGGATGTTGTATGGAGAGGGGTCATTGTATAAGGACTCTACACGCTGAAGAAGCAGCGGTACTTAATTTAGAGAAAAAAAATGGGGTTCGGATGGAAGCTTACATCACACACGAACCTTGTCTGCATTGCCATAGGATATTGGCATCTGTAGGGGTGGAAACGATTTTTTATTTAAACCCTTATGGGGATTTTAGTAAGCAAGAAAAAGAGATCAAATCATTATTGGATTGTAGGATGATCAGGATGTATAATATAGAAATAATAGAATGAAAGCTTTCGGTCTTATTTCTGGGGTGGGTTCTTTATTATATGGGGCAAGGAAAGCGGGATTCGAGATAGTAGGAAATTGCGATTGGAGGAAATACTATCACACCGGGAGTTTCGAACATAATTTCGATAGACCTTTTACTATGGACTTATATGATTACGATATTACTAACTTAAGAGGGTTGACAATGGTGATGGGGCATCCTGAATGTGGGAATTTCTCAAATTTACGGGCGAGGAGGATGGACCCTACAAACGCCCTAGATATACCAAAATTTGTTAAAGAAGCAAGTCTATTGCAACCTCAATTTATACTAATGGACGACCTTCCCAAAAGTTTGCTAGTTCACGGGTTAGAGGAATATAAAAAACACTTAGGGGATTATGATCTTTCTTTCGAATGGGTAAGTAATTGGGGATACGGGAACGTGCAGAAATATAGGGATAGGATGTTTTTAATTGCAAGCCATAAGGATCTTAAGTATAAGTTCATTCCGGGGGAGAAGGAACATAAGAATGTCACTAAGGATGTAATTAGGGACTGTGAAGGGTTACCGAATCATCATCCTATTGCCCTAGAAGATAAATCTTATTGGCCGTTAAACTATTTTAGAGGGTGGGACAAAGAAGGGGAGAACTACCTTGTTTCATGGCGGGAATGGAATGAATTAATGGAAGAAGTCCCGATTAAGAAGAACTTTGCTTATTATAATATGAAAAATGAATTAAAGATTAAACCAGGGTATTTTAAAATTGATATTAATCAATTCTGTCCGGTTCTAAGTGGTGGAGGTGGTTTTCCGGATAATCATTTCTTCTTCGATCCTCATAGGGAATATTGGAGGCCTTTTTCTATTCGGGAAAGATTAAGAATAATGGGATTCGATGATGATTTCATATTATTACCAGAAAATCCTGGGAACTCAGGTATTCATTATAAGAATCATATAAAACAGACAGGTAAATGCATGCCGATTGAGTTCCCGTATTATTTTGCAAAACAGGTTAGGAAGTTCCTAAAAAAAGGGGTGCTACCCGAAAATGCAACACGAGTAATTAAGCCTAACCCTTACATAGAGGAGCTAACAAGAGAGCAACAACAAATGGGTCTCTTCTGATTATCAACAATGTGCGGCATTCTAATATATAGAGAAGATAAAGAACCCCCTTTTAATATAGACCACCGGGGGATAATAACAAATAAGATAGAAAAAGACGGATGGGTTTTCGGGCATAGGTTGCTACCTTTGCAAACACAGGGTCTTAGCGGTTTACAACCTGTCCCCTTAGGATATGATCGTTATTTATTATTCAATGGGGAAATTTTTAATTATTATAAATTCGGGGATTATGATAGCGATACTTCCTACCTTACTTTCTTTTTTAGGGAAAAGGATTGGAGAACACGAATTGGTGAGATAAATAAATGGTGTGGTTTCTGGTCCATTGTTATATACGAAGAAGAAGGATTCACAGCCTTTACAGATCCCTTAGGTAAAAAACAATTGTACTATAGGGAAGATTCTATTTGTAGTGAGATTAAACCGTTAATCGGTGGTTCTATATTAAATAAAACGGGGGAGAGAATAGAGAATAGTAGCAATTCGATATTCCATAATATAAAGCGGGTCCGTCCGAATAGAATATATCGGTTAAAGCCACACCCAAAGACAAAGAAACTAGATGTCTATATAAATGGATTGGGGTACTACCGAATGAAACAAAATCCGATAAAAACGGAGATAAAAGGATTATTACAAGAATCGGTTCAGGATAGATTAATAAATAAAAGGGATGGAATCACTGTTTTTTTAAGCGGGGGATTGGATTCTACAATTTTATTATATCATTTATTAGAATCCGGTTATAAATCGGATCGGATAGAATTACTTAGTATAGAAAACGGGGAAGAAGAATTTTTGGTAGAGATAGAGGATTTTTATAATACAAAGATCCGTAGGATACCAATAGTCGAGAGCGATTATGAAAAAGCGATTTTTGCTTATGAAAATTTTATGGATTATGGGAGTTTATTGCCGCAATATTCGTTATTCAAAGAATCTAAGAACACAGTAATATTAACAGGGGATGGGGCTGATGAACTTTTTGGCGGATATAATAGAGCACAGTTTTGGGATACACAGAAATATGATATGAGGACGGAATTGCCTTATTATCATCATATAAGATTGGATAGATGCAGTATGATTCATACAAAGGAAGCCCGAAATCCGTTTCTTTCTAGAAAGATAATTTCATTGGCCTTACAATTAGAATATAGGAAAAGGAGAGGGAAGAGCCTCTTGTTAAAACAATATAGCGACGTCATCCCCAGATCTATAATAGAAAGAAAGAAGAAACCATTAAGGAATGGGGATAAGAATCAATGCCAAAAAAAAGCTAGAGAAACTTTTAAGTCTATTTTTAAAGGGTTAGTAAACAGTCAATAAAGGGTTTACTTTTTGATTATTTTGTAGTATATTACCTCGGGATTCTTCATAATAAAAGCAAGGAGATAAAAATGAAAAGAGCTTTCCGTAGTGGGCCTATATCTTTATATAATACAGATACGGTATAGCGGGACATGGTAACTAGGCAAATTATCGGG